TAAGATATAATTCTTGTTTGTATACAATTGTAAGAACTGATGAGAGTAATGAGAGTATGATTTTACTAATATGTGGGTGATGATATGGGCAAATTTGATTTTGAAATAGACCAAGATTTTGTTAAAAAATTAGAAGAATTAAGCAATCCAGATGAATACATCCCACAAATATTAGATGCGACTATTCCGATATTAGAATTATCGGTAAAATCAGAACTATCCAAGCATAGAAGAACATCTCAATTAGTAAACTCGGTTAAAAAAACCAAAGCTAGCAAGTCCCCAAATGGTGGTTATTTTGTTTGCGTAAGACCGACAGGAAAATCCGATACTTACTTAGACAGTAAAGGAGTTTTGCGAAAATATAAAGTTCCTGTGCGAAATATGGAAATATTAGCACATTTAGAATATGGAACTAGTAAGCAGACACCAAAACCGATTATGACAAAGGCTTATAAAGACAGTCAGTCGGCAGTTATGGCAAAATTGCAAGAAGAATTTAGTAAGGTGGTGGTGGAATGAGTGTAGCAAGCAAAATAAAAGGTGCATTAGATGCTAGATTTGGTGCAGATAAAGTTGTTGATAGTGTTTATAATGGAACTATAACTCCATATGTAGTATTTAATATTGCAGATAGTAGAGGTCAAGTCTTTGCAGATAACAAGCCAAAAATAGACACAACAACTATGCAAATACATTATTTTTGCGATTTAACCTATAATTACTACTCGGATAAGGCATTTATACGCAAGGCATTGTTTGACACAGGATTTACGTATCCACAAATTACGCAACTAATCGAAGAAGAAACAAAAAAACGACATTTGATTTTTGAATGTGAGATTTTTGAAAATAGTGAAACATAGAAAGAGAGGTACACAATGGCAAAACAAGGTTTAAGTACATTTAAACACGCATTATTTAATGAGGCTTTAGGTACATACGGAAGTCCTCAAACTACATCAGGAGCAATAGAAGTAAAGCCAACGATTAATTACAATGATGCACCACTTTATTCAGACGATAGATTGAAATATAAAAATCAATCATTTAAAGATGGCAAATTAGATTTAACAATTGATTACTCGGACAAGGCAATACTTGCTACGTTAATGGGTAAAACATCATCAGCAGTAAGTTTTTCAAACGGTGGAACTACTGTTAACTCAACAAAATATGTATCTAATATGTCGGATATTCCAAAGGCAGTTGGATTTGCATATATTGTAAATGATTTTGACGTAAACAACAAAGTTAATAAATTTGTTGTAAAGCATTATTACAAGGTAGAGTTTGCAAGTGAAACAGAAGATGCAAAAACTCAAGAGGGAACAGTATCTTATACCTATTCAGTGTTAACAGGTATTATTTATGCTCTTGAAGATGGTTCATTTATGGAAGAAGTATCATTTGACACAAAGGCTGATGCAGTAGCTTATATTGATACATTGTTTTTAGCAACAGTATCTGATGTTGTAGTAAGTCTAGCAAGTGGTACTTACACTGCTTTACAAGCACAAGATGTAACATTAACAACTGCAACAAGTGGAGCAACAATTTACTATACTCAAAATGGTACAACTCCATCTGCTACAAATGGATCTACTTATTCAGCACCGATAGATATATCTGCATCTTGTGGATTAAAAGCAATTGCAATCAAGTCTGGACTTGCTAATTCGACAATTACAAGCAGAGAGTACATTATTACTGCATAAGTAAATACCTATTAAAAAGGGTGGTTAAAACTGCCCTTTTTTGATATAATTAATTATAAAATCAAAAGGAGAATATAAAATGAAAGCAAAATATGAAATGATTGAGGTTGATGGGGAAAAATATCCAATTGCCTACAATATGGTAGTGTCAAGGGATTTACAAGAAGAATTTGGAAGTTTATCAAAATGGGGAGAGATTTTTGAAACCATTGAGCGAGATGAAGATGGAAACATTATTGAAGATAAGAAAAACGGAATACAGGTTTACTCGGATGGGGCAGTTCTTAAAAATGAAGATGGCTCAATATTTTTAGCTAGGCAAAAAGAAGTAAGAATATCAGATATGATTAGAACTTTTGCAATAATGCTAAACGAGGGAATTAGACAGTATAACAAAGAGGCAGTAAACAAGATGTCTAAATTAGACAATGATGACGTTGCTGAACTATTAGGATATATCAATGGTGGCGAAATCGTTAGAAACCTTGTGTCTAAGTCAAACCCAGAACAAAAAGACGATGGTGGCGAAAAAAACGTACAGACCGAGCAGAACCTATAGATTTTGCTCGGATATGGTTTATCGGAATGAAGAAATTAGGACTATCCCGAGATGAAGTCGGGGAACTTAATTTTAAACAATTTTTTGAACTATATGAGTGTTACAAAGAAGATTTTGACCTAGAGATGCAAATGACAAAAAACTCAATAACTTACGAAAAGCTAAACACAAATACATCTAACCACGGAGCAGAAAGAACAGTTTCGTGGTAAGAAAGGAGTAAAATGGCAAGTCCAATATTAAAAGCAGGCATAGCAATAGACGGAGAGAGAGAGTTTAAAAATGCAGTAACAAATATCAATTCAGAAATGCGTGTTCTTGCATCTGAAATGAAAAAAGTTACAACAGAATTTGGCAAAAACGACACTTCGGTAGATGGATTGACCTCAAAAAACAAAGTCCTTTCCGAGCAAATCGAAACTCAAGCCGAAAAAGTCAAGATTTTAAATGCACAGGTCGAAAAGTCGGCAGATTTACAAAATAAAGCATCTGAAAAAATGCAGAAATACAGAATTGAAGTCGAAAATGCATCTAAAAAGCTAGCAGAAATGAAAGCAGATGTAAATTCTACTGATGAAGAAATCACAAAGCAAGAGCAAGCCTTAAAAGATGTTAATGATCAGTTAGAAAAAAGTCAAACTCAATACGAAAACTCAACAAAGAAATTAAATAACTACAAAATCCAATTGAATAATGCCGAAAGTGACATGAATAAGTTTAATAATGAGGTAAAACAAAACACGGAGTTATTAAATAAAAATGAAACCGAAACAGAACAAGCTACAACAAAAACAAAAGGATTTAGTACAGGTTTAAGTAGTTTATTTGGTAGTGGTGGAAGTGCAGTGTTGGCAGGTGCATCTGTTGGTGGTGTAGCTGGTGCAGTTGGTGGATTAGTCACAAGTTTAGTAAGTGGTGGACTTAGTGCAGGCTTAAGTATAATGTCAACAGGCTTACAAGCCATAATTGATGGTGCAAAAGCTACTGCTGATGGTATCGCAAGCTTAATAGAGATGTCGGTTGATTACACGAGTAGTATACAAGACACATCGGACAAGACCGGTTTATCCGTAGAGAGTTTACAACAACTTAGATATGTCGCATCTATGAGTGGTATGGATTTTGAAACTTTATCGAGTGCAGCAATCAAATCACAAAGAAGTTTTGCAAGTGCAAAAGATGGAAGTGATGAATTAAGAACTGCTTATGAAAAATTAGGAATAAACATCGATGATATATCAGATAGTGGAACCGCATTTGACCAAACACTCGCAGCACTTGCCGATATGGACGATGAAGTCGAGAGAAATGCATTATCTAATGATATTTTTGGAAAATCTTACGCAGAATTAGCACCAATGCTTGATTTGGGTTCGCAGGGCATCGAAGATATGAAGAATAAGGCTAGTGATTTAGGAATTGTCCTATCCGATAAAGTAATCGCAGATGGAGAAAAATTTGGAGATACACTCGATACATTAAAGCTTGCAGGGTCCGCAGTTGCTCAAAACTTTGTATCGTTTTTAATTCCGTCATTGCAAAAACTCGGAGATGATGGCACAAGCTATATTCAGACTTTTTATGAGGCAATGGAAAACGCAGACGGAGATCCGGAAAAGATGGGTAAAGCCATCAAGGATATGTTGGACACAATATTAACAGACATAGCCGATGGATTGCCAAGAATTGCAGAAAAAGGTGTTGAGATGCTAGACGGAATTGTAAAAGGCATGACTGATCCGACGTCTAAGACAAAGACAAGTGGTGCAATAAGTAGTATATTAACTACACTAGGCACTACTGTATCTGATAGCTTGCCAATAATTGCAGAATTAGGTGCTTATGTAATCGGTATTATGTTAGACGGGATCAC